TCTATCAGATCGGACCCCAAGAGCCAAGGTGTTCCATCTTCCGATAAGAAAGACATTGTGGACACCCCGAAGATACAAACCACCTTACCGTCTACAAGCCCCGTAAAGGGCTCCTCAGTAAGCGACACGCCATTGGTGAGGGCACGTAGGGGAGTGCTATGGTTAGCAGCCCACACCTCATCCCTGTCCACCTGACGCATGGTTGTGGCTAGTTCCTCTATATGCTCTTGGGTCGTAGGTACTAAACTGTACATTAGTCTCCGATTTCTGTGTCTGGTGTTACAGACAAGATCGTTACTGGGAGGGGGTACTTCTGTCTAGCGACAACAGAGCCTACCTCATCCCAAGCTGGGGGAAAGTGAACCGTCTTAGGCCCTGTGAATAGATCAGTAGGTGCGCTAAGTTTCTCATCTTGACGCTGTTTAAGCTCATCCATCTGGGTAAGGGTGTGACCATAGAACAGACCTCTTGAGTCTTTTAGGTAGAAGGTGGCTTGTGATACCTTCTTCTTCCTATCTATGATCGTACCTTGGGTGGGTATCTCAAGATCCAAGCTCTCGAAATCACATACATAAGGCATCCCTAAGTGGATACGACTAGCTGCTCTTGCTAGGGTAACGGTACCATCCACGACAGTCATGCCGGAGATGTAGTTACCATCAGCAAGACCAACCAAGGTCTCCCCTTCAAGATGGTGTAATCCGCCTACAGTGGAGACAGCGCACCTGACATTGCCTCCTTCTACATAAGCGTTGTAAGACGTTCCGTCTATACCTGTCAGTTCAAAGGTGGTAGAGGTCTTGTTAGCTACCGTGAACTGGCTATAGTTAAGCTGATCAGGCTGGGTTTTACCATCATACACATCTACGTTAGGTACCCACTCTATATCTGAAAGGCTGATAACGTCCCCGTCTGATAGTCCATGAGCTACCGAGGTAGTTACAACAACCGGGTTGGCTGACGTAACACCTGATACGGCTATGGGGTGATCTAGAGATAGGCCTGAGTCTAAGAAGAAACAGTCCCTGACATCGGTAAACCTACGGGTGTGGTACTTCTCCACAAACCTAACAACGTTACCGTTTATGTTACGCTTAATCACGAAGTAGGTAGTATCTTCTATAGAAGTGCTGTCTGGATAGATAGAGGTTACACTCTCAAACTTACCATTAGTTTCCCAACGAGTCCAAGCTATAACCTGCTGCTCCGGCTGATACGTCATAGCCAGCGCAACACCGTCCTCCCTTACTACCGCTGTAGTGGAGTTGGTCTTCATGTGTGCCCAGTCTACGATCTTATAGTTATCGAACATGTGATGGGAGAACAGAGAGACTTCCTCCGCTAAGTAGCCATCCCGTGTAAGGTCATACTGAAGCTGCCTAACAGCCGCCCTGTTACGAGAGACATACAAGGTAGTATTACCAATAGGAATAGGCCGTATATAGGAAGAACCCCAAGCACTCTGTGGCTTCTGCTTAAGAGTGTTAGCGGCTAGTCCTGTATCTGAGCTATAGTTGATCTTCCACTCGCTACCGGCTGTCAAGATAAGCATGTCATTCACTGGAACAAAATGCCTAATCGTGTTAACCTCTAGAGAGTTCAGCGTAGCTGTGATAGCATCGCTGGCTTGAAAGGGAGAGTGGACAGAGAAGTTGTTCTGATTACCGGTCCCTGAGTAGTACGTAGTATCGGGCTTGTTATCAGACCCTCCGAATACCCTGCGCTGCTCATAGTAGCTTACAGCCCCTGGGTAATTACCGGTCCCTCTAAAGGGATTACGGGCCTTAGGTGGGGTTACATCTAGATCGGTAGCTAAGTTAAAATCTTGAAAAGATACATCAGTAGTGTCACCGATCCATCCATAGATACCATTGTCATATCTGTAGACCGAGTACCGGTCTGCCCCTGTTATAGCTGTCCAGGCAAGAGCGTTATCAGTAGAAGAAGCTCCATTAGATATAGACACGAAAGTGAGGTTGGCGGTTCCCCCTGTAGTTTCAGCAGCATAGCTTGATCCGTCCTCTTCAAAAAGCTCGAAGGTGTTGGTAGCCTTGTTGGCTACTGTGAAGCGTCTATGATTGATCTCCGTCATCTCTACGAAGGCTCTTATCTCTATCTCGTCCCCGTCCAGTAGGCTGTGACCCGTAGCTGTTACTACAACAGGGTTAGCAGCAGTAGCTGACTGGCAGGTGATATCTGTGCTGTTCAAGGCAGGGATAGACTCCTCGCCCGTATCTGCGTTAATAGCAGTCACCTGATAGATCTCAGCCTCAGATCCCGAAGTGGTAGCAGAGAGGGTAAGCCCTATAGGGTGATCTTGATCAGGTCGAAAAGAGGGTTCCGTGATAGTCCAAGCATTATGATCTGACCGGGTTAGCTCTCTAATCGTATAAGAGGGATGCACCATAGTCATAACATCCGCCGACTGCACATGGTTTACCTGAAATAGATCGGCTTCCACATAAGGGGTAGCCAGCTCGTAAACCTTAGCACTAACTCCAGCGGACCCGTAAGCCGTGTAGCCAGAGGTATCGACATTAGTTCCTATCTCCTGCGTGGTAAGCTCGAAAGTGTGGGTGGTCTTGTTAGCCACCTTGAACCATCTGCTGTTTACCTCGGTCATACCTACAACACCGGAGATCAGAACCTGATCCCCATCGGAGTAGCCGTGAGAGGTGGCTGTTACCACCCCTGGGTCAGCAGCAGTAATCCCGCTGATAACCACGTCAGCCTCATTAACGTATGCATCGTTACGGATGAACCTCATATAGAGATTGCCCATTTCGATTACATACGCATCAGTGGCTTTAAACTGGAACGGTATAAGTCTGACAGCAGTGGAGTGGGTCTTGACAGGGCCGATGAACTGAAGGCCAGCTCTATTCTCTGCTCCGCCATACTGCACTATATTGAAGTTGAGAGCCGTCTTGAGGGCCACCTTATAGGCAGCCGTGTCAGTTCTCCCGTATAGATCAGGAGCAATCTCTCCCTTACCGAAGGAGGGCTGTAGCAATGCTGTCATATTATCTCCCCCTGATCCATTCAGCATCCCTAGGCGGCGCTCCCACACGCTCGTTAGCGTCATGGGCAGGAGCAATTCTCATAAGGTTGCTGTAGTAATTAAGCATATCCGCCTTAAGGTCCTTCTTCCCTGTCATGGTAAAGGCCATGTTAGCAGCCAGTAGGGCTGAAACGGTCTCGATAAAATGATAGGAGAATAGAGAGGTAGCTATAAGGTCGAACGTGTACACTAGGATAGCATCTTCCATGTTGGTAAGGATAGTGTTAGTGCTGCCGTCTTCAGACGTTTCCTTCTCAAAGGAACAGCATCTGCATCCTTACCAGCAGGGTTGACGATATACCTAGCACTCACACAGTCGCTAGGATATTGATAGCGGTAAGCCCACTCGTAGGCTACCGGGTCTCCTGTAGGCACCTCCTCAATAAGAGCGAGAGCCTGCCTCTTACGGGCAAAGCTCCAGTCAAACCCTTCTAGGGCCTGCACTCTAGAGAAGTCGTACCACAACTTAGCTTGGCGAGCAGCAGTACTAGCTTCATCGAAAGACTCGATGCTATCTCTGGCACCGATATTGCCTAGCGCAAAGTTGGCAATTGTTACTTTACTGATACTCGCCATTGGTTATCCCTTTTCTTCGATATGTTTCAGAACATCGTTCTGGGTTACTCGTCCGTCTTTACCCGTTCCGATTACCGCAGCGGGATCAATACCTGCATTCTTGATAAGCTGTGCAGCATTGGATGTGATGATGGAGACAGATACCTCATCAACACGCTCGTTAGCAATGTCATTCATTTCTCTAGCAGCGTCGAAAGACCTGAGAGTAATCGAAGGTACTGGATCGATATCCTCTACTTCAGCCTTGTACAAGAGATCTGCCTCCTCGTCTCTAGACACGATAACCGCATCTTTGGGGAGGGCGCTTAAGTACTCGTCTGGTACGTATACCGGGGTCTGATGGTTGGGGCTTTTCCGGATACGATACCCTACGAATAGGTTCTTCATTAGTATAACTTGTGCCATTGTATCTCCAAAGAAGGGGGAACCGTTAAGCTCCCCCTTGCAATGTTTAACTTACTTAGTTAGCAGCGTCTGCGAAGGACTTGAGCGACGTGGGCGGATCAAGCGTGAGATACGCATTGATAGCACCAGCAGTCGTGGTAGTCGTGGCAGTAACCGCCTGAACAGCGAGGTAACGTTCATAGAGCGCACCCTCACCCGGAAGGGCGATAACAAGCGGATATCCGCCTGCCTTAAGCTGCGCATCATTGGCGTCCGTACCGTCCGTAACGTAAGCTTGGGAAGCTGCATGAACGGTAGCTGAGCCATCCGTTGCAACTGTGGACGTTGCGTCCGATACGAGCTGGAACTTCAGCGTACCGGCATTGCCACCAGTGATGATCTCGGTATCGACATTGATAACGAGGTAGATCTGGGCATGTACCAAATCGCTGACAACAGAGCTATCGATGATATCTCCGATGTTGGCCGTACCAGCCGTAGCAGCGACCGAGACAGCATCAGCGAATTCAGTACGTTCGTCGAGAATAGCCATTATATATTCCTTCTATTAGGCAACAGCGGTTTCGGAAGTAGCAAGCGCATCTACTCTCCGGATCGGCACACCCTGGAAGGACGTAACCATTTTACCACCAACGTTCTCCATCTCAAGAGTCGAGGACTGCGTGGCGTAAGGAACCTGTCTACGGAGACCGGTACGCATACCTCGGCTCATATAGAAGGCAGGCCGGCCAGCACCGAGGTTCGGAACCAGATCCATAGCACGGAACATCAGATCCGGCAGATCGGGGCCAGTCGCGGCATCTTTGACGATAGCCGAGATATCGATGTTAGCAATACGCACAACATAGCGCCAATCACGAAGCGACAGGCCAGCATCCCAGCGATAGTGCGTACGATACGCGACCATCCGACCGGAGTTGGAACCATCAGAGGCATCCTCAATGACCGTCTCGCCCATGTCTTTAACAGACAGGCCAGCAGTCGATCCCTTGGGGACAATACCGTGAATCGTGTTCGGACCCCAGACAACCATCCAGATAGACTGGAGATTGGAGGAGTCGCCTTCGTTGATAATGTTATCAGCGTTCTCAGCCGACAGCGAGTTGAAACGCGGAGCGAGACCCGTGAAGGCTTCCGGTTCCGTGGCTTCATTACCGTAGAACAGAGTGTCCGCAACTTCCTGGTTCATGCCCTCGATGTGAGCGCGATCTTCCTGAAGTCGGAAAGCTCCGGTGTTGCCGTTAAGATCGGCCAGTGCCTTATCGACTTCCGAGAATGCTTCGAGCATACCCGTGTTGTCGGTAACAGTCGCGCTGGTCGACTTGTTGGGCTGGACACCGCCGTACAGCTTACGCCATGTCGGGGCGGGGATACCAGTACGCATGGTAGTGCGATGACCCGTAGGAAGATTACCTTCCATCCAAGTCATGTCATCGAGTATCTCATTCGTCTCGTTGAGAATCTCTACAACAGTAGCAATCTTGCCGTCCGGGTCGGTTACTTTCGCCAGGTCGAGCAAGGTAGTGTTTTTAACGCCTAGAACAGCCATTAATTAGCTCCTATTTCATATCAGGGTAAAGGACGGATTCAGCAGTCTTGGGTACGTCACCGGTTTCTTTGCCAAAGACCATCGTATCGTCACCCACTGCATTGCCGACTTTCGCCATCATGCGTAAGAACTCTACGTTGTTACCAATACCAGTCTGATCTAGTACGTCCTTAAGTTTTTGATTACCAAAGACATCAATGGCCTTGCGGGCATCACCGAGATTAGCTTGGAAGTTTGATCCTCCAATCTCTTTGTCTTGGGTCGCTTCTTCTTTCCACACTTTAAGGTGGTTGATCCACGCTTCCGTCTGAGCTTCACCAGCCGCTTTAAGCTTGGTAGCATACATGTCAAGGAACTTCTGGGCTACCTCCTTAGGCACCTCAGCGTCCTTAGCAATCTCAGTGAATTCTCCGAGAGCAGCCTCATCGAGGGCCTCGAATCCTTCAGGAACCTTAAAGTCGTAGGTGTCGGACTTCTCGGAGCTTTCGTCGGCTTTCTTCTCGCCGTCCGCCTTGCCCTCCGGCTCTTCACCTTTGCCTTCGGCTTCCTTAGCCTCAGCATCTTCATTGATTAGAGAGGCTTCTGCCTTCTCTTCTACAATCTCTTCTTTAACTTCTTCGACTTCATCAGCCATTTTTGTTTCTATACTTTCTTTCGATATACTCTTCTCGCATCCTAGAGTAAGCGTTTGGGGCTACTTCCTCTAGATCCTCGATAATCGTAACACCAACAGCACGTTTGCCATCCCTATAC